GCGCCAGGGCCCGGCGGCCAGAGGTCCACAGATCGCTATAGGTCGCCGGATCGACGCGGCCGACCTGGGCAATCTGGCACATGGCCGTCAGCAGCAGGTCGCCGCGGGCGATGAGGGGTGCGAAGGGGTTGCTCATGATTCAGATGAGCTTGAAATTTCCCTGAACGTCGCCGTGAGCGGCCATCAGGCAAATTTCTTTGGCGGTGAGCGTGCGGCAGCGGGCAATGAACGCTGCGTCCGTCGTTGCCAGGGCGGCGCGCGCACCGTTGACCACAGGTTGCACGCGGCTGTCGATCGTTTGCCCGGCGGCAATTGCGGCATCGAAGCGGGCCAGCATTGCTTGAATCTCGCGGCGTTGTTGGTCGGTCATGTTCGTTGCTCCGTTGTTGATGGATGAAATATAGCGCCCACCGTGCGCTAAGTCAAGCGTTGCAGTTGGTCGCCTTCGTGAAATACGACACGGAACCCGAACGATTCGGCAAGCTTCACGGCTTCATCGCGTGTTGCGGTTCCGTTGATGCCCGACCCGATGGCGTTTTGGTAGCTCCGCGCGTGGCAGACGTACCAGCGGCCATCGAGAATGCGGCGGATCACCACGTCGCCGGTCATTGGGCGCTTTCGATGGCAGCCAGTTCGATGACGCTGGGCAATGTCGGGTCGGTCTGGCCGTCGGCCAACGAAGCGATGGTCCAGCCGTGCATGTAGGCGTCAAGCAGGCGGATTGTTCCCTTCGTGGAGCCCGTTGCGCAAGCTGCTTGAGTGAACTCCTTGTTCAGCGCCGGGGCGCGACCGCGGCCGGCCTTGTACGCTGAGGCTCCGTGTTGCTTGGCTTGCGTGGTGTTCATGTTGCGTTCTCCGGTTGGTATGACTGAACTATAGCGCCCACCGTGCGCCAGTGCAATACCGTTCGTCGGGTTAGACGATCCCGTGCAGCGCCTTGGCGCGCTTGATATCGGCGATGGTGTAGCCCATGTCACGCTGGAGCTGGGCGACGGCGGCGGGAGTCTTGGGCTGGCGACGGGCGACAGCAGCATTCCATGCGGCACGCCGTGCCGTCAGCACTTCCAGCGTCCATTCTGCGGCGAATTCAGCCTTTTCTGCGTCGAGCCATTCTTGGCGCAGGGCTGCCGGAACGCTGTCGCGCTCGTAGCCTTCGCCACCCTCATTCTGGATTTTGTTGTAAGCGCGATCCTTGGCGCGGATCGCTTCGATTTCGGCTTGGATGACTTTGGTGGTGCGCATGTTCGTTGCTCCGGTTGGTGTGTCGATGGGTAGACTATAGCGCCCACCGTGCGCCAGTGCAATACCGTTCGTCGGAAAGTTTACGCCAGGCGCCGCGGGCGGGTAGACTGCGGGCTCTTTGCGTCGCCACCCTGGAAGGTGTTAGACTTTTCGCGTTGTCTCCGGTTCGACAAGCGAGCCTTCTCCCACCCGCCGCAAGGTCGGTGGGATTTTTTTTTGAGGTATATTCGCGCCCATGCAACAGCGCGTCCACATCGTTTCGACCGTCAACGCCCGCAACGTCTCCAAGACCGGCGGCCAGTACACGATTCGGGATGTTGTCGGCGCGGTGGATGGCATCGTGATGAATGGGATGCTGTACCCGGGAGAGCAGCTCGCGAAGTCGGCGCCCACGCTCAACGGCAAGCCCGCGCCGGCCGGGCACCCCAAGAACACCGACGGCCAGTACATCAGCGCCGCGAACGGCGACGCCTTGCTGTCCAGCTACGTCGGCAGCGTGTGCCGCAATGCGCGCCATGTCGGCGGGCGCACGATGGTTGATATCGTCGTGAACGAAGCCCAGGCCAAAGCGCTGCCCGACGGCCAGGCGATCGTCGCCCGGCTCGACGCGGCCATCAACGGCCAGGACGTGGCGCCGATCCACGTGAGCACCGGCCTGCTGTGCGAGCCGATCACGGCCGAGGGCACCAGCAACGGCAAGCCGTACCAGCGCATCGCAACCAACATCCAGTACGACCACCTGGCCATCCTGCTGCACGAGCAGGGGGCCGGCACGCCATCTGACGGGGTGGGGATGTGGCTCAACGCAGCCGGGCAGCCGGCCCAGGTCGAGCAGGTCGTCATCCCGTCAGGGCCCGACGACAAGCGCGCCGCCGGGTTGCTCGGCTGGGTGCGCAAGCTGCTGGGCAACACCGACGAGCTGAGCATGCGCCAGATCGAGGATGGCCTGGGCGCGACGCTGCCGGCCATGGCCTGGATTGTCGAGGTGTACACTCGCTACGCCATCTGGCGTGACGAGGCGGGCACCTACTGGCGCCAAGACTACGCAGTGTCGTCAGAAGGCGTCGTATCCTGGGCAGGTTCGGCCGTCCAGGTCGAGCGCCAGGTCAAGTACGAAGAAGTCGCAACCAACCTGCAAGGAGCAGACCCCGTGAAAGACAAGATCCTCGCCGCCCTCAACGCGGCCGGCGTGCAGACTGCGGGGCTCGATGAAGCCGCGTTGCTGACCGCCTACAACGCCCTCGTGGCCAAGCCGGTCGAGGACCGCCTCACCGCTGCCAACGGCAAGCTGGCCGCGCTGGAGCTGGCCGCCAACGCGGCGGCCGATGCCGAGTTGACCACGCTGGCCACCGAGTTGCAGGTCAACACCTCGCTGACCGTCGCCGACTTCAAGGCGATGGGCCTGGCCCGGCTGCGCGAGCTGAAGGCCGCGAGTAAGGCCGCGCCGGTGCTGGCCGGCAACAGCGGCGGTGCCGGTGGTGCGGATCCCTACGCCACCTATGACCCGAACGAACACCTGAAGGAGGCCAAGTAATGGCTGCCCGCGCCTACCTCGGTCCGACCGACCGGACCCCGTACACCATCAGCGACAAGACCGTCGCGGGTGCCTACCTGCCGTGCACGTTCGTTACCGAGGGTGCGACCACGTTCACCCAGGCGACGACGTTCGCGCCCAATCTGCGCCTGTTGATCAACCGTGACTACTACGCGGGCTCGGCCGACTTCTTCACCGCGACCAATCCACTGCTCGTGGCCTACGCCAGCGGTGACAGCGGTGTGGCGGCCATGCTGCAGCCCGGCCAGCGCTACCTCGTAGCGGTCGCGGCGGCCACCTACACGTTTGGCCAGGAGCTGACCGTTGCGGCTGCCGGCCGTGCCGCTGGCGCCGTCTCGACCAACATCGTCGTCGCCTTCGCGCGAGAAGCCGGTGCCAAAAGCGCCGGCGACCTCATCGAGGTCGAGATCGCCAACGTCTACACCAAGCCTTAAAAGGGGAGCTGCATGCTGCGCTTCATGAATCAAGCCCAGATCGACGCGCACAACGTGCCGCGGGCGATCTTCGATGCCCGCGAGGCCGAGATTGCTCGGGCCGCGGCGGGCCGCACGATGATCGGCAACGCCGCGCCGGTAGGCCTGGACGCCTGGCGGCGCATCGACGCCCGCGCCGCGACGATCCAGCGCGACGTGTTGAACGTCTTCAACCGTCTGGCCCGGGGCAACTCCACCCCCGTGGACATGGCCGACCTGGTGTCGTTTTACCCCAAGGTGAGCGACTCGGGAAGCACCAACGTGTCGATGGACGGCCGCGGGCCCGGCAAGGCCGATCAGGCCACTGTCACGTTTGCCGGAACGCCGGTGCCCATCGTCCACAGCGAGGCCGCTTTCGGCTTCCGTCAGTGGGCGGTGCTGGCCCGCTCGGCAGGCTTCGGCGCGGCCGACAGCCTGGCGGGCAATCAGCGCAGCGTCGCCGAGAAGCTGGAGGACATGGCCATCAACGGCTTGTCTTCCATCGTCGTGGGTGGCTCGACGATCTACGGCCTGAAGACGTTCCCGGACCGCAACAGCGGCACTTACGGGGCGTTCAATTTGAACGGCACCACCGGCGCCAACTGGCTGACTGCGTTTCAAACCACTCTGGCGGCGCTCATCGCCGACAACAGCTTCGGCCAGGCCACGGTGTTTCTCAACTACGCCGACTGGTTCTACGCCAGCAACGCCGACTACGCCGCCAACTACCAAGGCACCATCCTGCAGCGCATGCTGGCGGTGGCCGGGGTGCGCGAGATCGTGCCGTGTAGCAAGCTGGCGGCAAACGACGTGATCGCCGTCAACAACATCGACAGCGGCGAGTGGGGTTCGATCCTCACCGGCATGCCGATCACCACGCGTCCCAAGGCCCGCGCGAACGAGATGGACGACTACGCGTTCAGCGTCATGGCCATGGCAGCCCCGCAGTTCCGCAGCGACACGAACAGCCGTTCGCACATCGCCGCCTACACGAGGACCTGAGCATGAAAGTGACGATCACGGCGCTCAAGGCGCCATGGCCCGAGGGCTCGAAGGTCGGCAGCGTCGTCGAGCTGGAGGGCGACACGGTGCCGGCATGGGCCGTCGGCAAGTGCACGCGCGTGCCTGAAGGTCTTGTCGCAGGTGGCGGCGGGCCGGGCACGCCGGATGCGGCGATGGAGGCGCTGCAGGCCGAGAACGCCGCGCTGCGTGCCATGCTCGAAGCGGGTGGCGGCGTCCCGACGGCTGCTTCCGAGGCGGTCGTGCCGGCCAAGGCCAAGCGCTGACATGATCACGTCGGCCCAGGCGGCCCAGTATCTCGACCAGGCCCTGGGGATCGTTCTCCCCGGGTTACTGGTTGATGACGCCGTGGCCGACGTGGCCGTTGCCGAGGCCGCCATGGTGACGGCTGGCTACAGCGCCTCGACGCAGCGCCGCGTGCAGTTGATGGCCGTCGCGATCGTGGCGGCGGCCGGCGATCCGCGCCGCCTCAACTCGCAAGCGGCGCCCTCCGGCGCGTCGCGCAGCTTCAAGAACGCCGACAAGGCACTCTCGGCGCTGCGCCGCTCCCTGGCCGCGCTGGATACCGCCGGCACCGTCGCCGACATCGTGGGCCCGGATCCCTCCGTCGGCTCGCTGTTCCTGGCGGTGTGCGGATGAGCGCCGCTGCTGCCTGGTCCTACACCGCGACCGCCACCCTCTGGGTGCTGCTGGGGCGTGACGACTGGACCGGCGCCGTCACCTACGGGCCTCCCCAGGCCGTGCCGTGCGACTACAGCGCCAAGGCCGAGCGGCGCACCGACGCGCTGGGCGTCGAGTTCACGACCAGGCAGATCATCTACACCGAGCGGGCCGACATCAAGCGCGGTGACCGGATCGTGATCGGCGCCAGCGCGTCACTCGACCCGGTGGCGGCCGGTGCGGCTGAGGTGCGCAGCGTGCAGCGCTACGCCGACACGTTTGACCGCCTGGCGGATGACTACGAGGTCGCCACGTGATGGCCGGCAAGCCGCGCGTTGTCAACCTCCTGCCGCGGTTCATCGACTCGCGCCAACGCAAGGCCGCGGCTGGCATGAGCAAGGCCTTGATCCTGGGCGCCAGTGAAGCGAGCGTTCTCACGCCCATCGACACCAGCACGCTTCTCAACAGCCAATACCGCAAGGTCGAGGCGGAGGGCTCGCGCATCGTTGGCACCGTGGGCTACACCGCCGACTACGCGCTGCCGGTGCACGACCCCGACAATCACCAGACGTTCCGCCGGGCCAGCGCCGAGAAGGAGTTCCTGAAGCACGGCTTCGAGCGAGCCGAGCCGAACATCCGCGCGGTCATCAAGGGGGAGATCAAGACGTGAGCGCCGCCTCCGACGCCCTGCGCGCCGTGCTGCAGGCCACCTTCCCCACCGGTTGGGTGCTCCAGTTTGGCCGCTGGCGCGACGACCCCGCCGACCCGTCCAAGCGTTACATCGTCGTGCGGCCCGTCGGCGGCCCGGGCGCGGAGGTTGTGCGCCGGCCGCTGTTCAGTCTCGCCATCATCACCGGAGCGACCGACGCCAGCACCATCGCCGACACCGCAGCGGGCAGTATCATTGAGGCGTTGCGCGTCTGGCCGGGCTCCGAGACGGTGATGCAGCTGCAGGCCAGCGAGCCCGTTTTCATGGCCACGGACGACGGGCGCACCGTGTTCGAGATGGCCGTTTCCACCATCACCGATTGAGGACCAACCCATGCCCTCCCCAAAATTTGTCGGCCGCAACGTCGCGGTCGAGTTCTCCCTCGCGGACGAAACTGCAACGGTCGGCAGCCTGACCTGGACCCGTCTCGGCGCAATGCGCGGCAAAACTCTGTCTGGCTCTTGGGACACCGTGGACGCAACAGGCGACACCAGCGCCGGCAACAGCAAAGAGATGCTCGCCACGTTTTTCGGCATGGAGTTCTCGGGCGACGGCGTGGCCTACGGCGAGGCCGTGAGCGGGCAGAAGGCGCTGCGCGCGCACTTCATGAACCCACCCAGTGGCACGCAGTACCTGACCAGGAGCCTGACACATGGCCGCAATCACTTCCATCGACGCGTCGCAGCTCGGCTCGTTCTCCGCTCCAATCACCACGCTCAGCGCGGATGACACGATCACGTTCAACTCCGGGAAAAAGCAACTGCTGGTCCTGCGCAACACGACTGGCGGGAGCTTGACCGTCACCGTGGACGGTTCGGCTGGCACGACGATCAACTTTCCCGGAGCGCCCGGTATCTCGGTCGCCGCAGGCTATGCGATCGTCGTGGGGGCGGGCCTGAGCGTGGCTGTCGTGCTCAGCACGATCAGCGCCTATTGCCAGGGCGTCGTGCATTTGACCGGCGCGTCCACCCTGACGGCGCAACTGTTCGACCTCTGAGCCCTCGTGCTCATTGCGCACGGCTACACCAGGGCTACGACTGCCGGCGGCGAATGGACGTTCGCGCCGGCTTTCGCACGCCTGGCGGACCTCGGTACGCCGCGTGAGATCGTCGCGCTGTACGCCGAGCTGCACGGGCCCGCGCCAGGCATGGCCGCGCGCTACGTGCTGGGCGTGCTGTGCGAGCAGGACGACTGCCTGCCGTTGCTGGGGTGGGTCGAGCTGGACGGCACCGCGCCGGCGCACCACCCGGGCTTGATTCCCGAGGTCGAGCAGGTGATCCTCGCGCGCCACCTGATGCGCCACGGCATCGCCGGCACGCCGCAGCCCGGCGGCCCGGCTGGTGAGTACGCGCAGGAGTTTGACCCGGCCGCCTACATCGCGGCGGCGCGCGTGCACCTGGGCGTGTCGGCGGCCGAGGCGGGTGCCATGTCCATGAGCGAGTTCCAATCGCTCATGCTCGCCAAGTTCCCGCCCCCTGCCGGCGGCCCGCCGTCGCGCGAGGAATACGAGGCGACAATGGCGCTTTTGGACGGGCGGCGCGATGGCTGATCGATCACTCGTTGGCAAACTCTTCGAACGTCGCGAGCGCAGCGGACTTGCGCGCCGAAACGGCTTCGTCGAAGGATGCGAATCGGCCGAGCTTTCGCTTTCCAACATAGGCCATCCATTGGTTTCGGCTGCGATCCCAACTCACGCCCTTGACGCCGCTGGTGTTGTCCACACGGGTGTTGCAGTTGCGCAGGTTCTGCGCGTGAGTGGCGCATCGCAAGTTGTCGATGCGGTTGTCGGCCCGGTTCCTGTTTTCGTGATCAATCCGGGCACCTTCCGGTATGCTCCCGTGCACGATGATCCAGGCGAGGCGGTGCCCGTACTGGTTCCGTCCTTCTACGCTGATCTCAACGTACCCCGTAACCTTGTTGACGCAGCCACACGGCTTGCCGATACCTCGCCGCTTCCCGTTGGCAGTAGCGATGCGGATAAACGCCCCGGTGTTCGGGTCATACTGGAGGAACTTGACGATATCTTCTCTGGCGCTGTCCATTCTCCGGCTCCGGTGATGTTCGTACGAGGTCATTGTACGCGAGGGTCGCTGAATGGCTGAGAAGGTAGGCGAAATATTTTTCGACGTGACGCTCGACACGGGCGGCATGATCGACGGCTCGCGCAAGGTGACGCGCGAGACAGAGAAGCTCGAAGCCAGGTTCACTGCTGTGGCCGCTGCTGCTGCTGTGATGGCCGCGGCCCTTGCCGCCGTCAAGATCGCCAACCTCGCCGACGAGTTCCGCCTGCTGGGCGCCCGGGTCGAGGTGGCCGCAGGCAGCGTTGAGGCGGGCGGCGTGGCCATGAACGCCCTGGCCGACATCAGCAAGCGCACCCAGAGCAGTCTGGCCGGCAACATCGAGGTGTTCACCCGGCTGAACCAGTCGATCAAGCAGATGGGGGGCACGCAGGCCGACACGCTGCAGCTCACGGAGCTGCTGGCCAAGGCGATCAAAGTGAGCGGCGCGTCGGCCGTCGAGGCGAAGTCCGCCATGCTGCAGTTCGGCCAGGCGCTGGGCTCCGGCAAGCTGGCTGGCGACGAGTTGCGCTCCCTGTTGGAGAACGCGCCCTATCTCATGCGTCAGCTTGCTGACGGTATCGGCGTGCCGGTGGGATCGCTCAAGAAGCTGGGCGAAGAAGGCAAGCTCACGGCTGACGTGGTGACCAACGCCCTCACCAAGGCCGCGGCGCAGATCGACGAGGACTTCAAGAAGTTTCCGCAGACCATCGAAAGCGCGATGGTCGTAGCACGCGACCAGGCCGCCCTGGCAGCGCTCAAGCTTGACGAGCTGACCGGCACATCGGCGGCGCTCACCGGTGTCGCCAAGGGGCTCGGTGACGTGTTGGAGCGCGCCGCGGCGCAGTTCGGCGCGATGAACGAACAGGCGGGGCTGATGACCCGCAACGACGCGGTGTCCACGTGGGCAGGGGTCACTCGCACGGCGCTTTCCTACCTGGCCGATGCGGCCGACAAGACTTGGCAGACGCTGAGCGTTCTTGGTCGCAACGTCGCGTTCGTGTTCCAAGGCATCGGGACCGAGATCGGCGGCATCGGTGCGCAGATTGCGGCCGTGATGCGTGGTGACTTTGCCGGGGCCCGCGCCATCGGCGAGGAGATGAAGGCCGACGCGGCGGCCCGGCGCAAAGCCCTGGACGAGGAGGACGCCAAGACCCTATCGCGCGCAAAGACCATGGGTCAGCAGATGCGAGAAGCGTGGTCGGCAGGTGCTGGCGGTGGACGCGGGTTCGTGAACCCCACCATGGCACCCTCCAAGCTCAAATCTCCACCCGGCCAGACCAAAGATAAATTCGACGACGCCGCGTACCTGGCGGGCCTGGAGAAAGCCACGCTCGATGGTGTGGCCAGGATCGACGCCATCGAGCGCGAGGCGTTGCGCAAGAATCAGGCGCTACTTGCCGAGGGGAAAATCAGTCGCAAGACCGCTGCGGATGCCGTCAAACTCATCGAGCAGGAGGCCGCGCAGCAGCGTTTGGACCTGCAGACCAAGACCGAGGACGAATACGTCGCGATCCTTGACCGGATGGGCAAGGAGGAAGCGGACCAGCAGCGCAAGCGGCTGGAGATGGTGCGCGACATCCAGGTGGCGAATGATCCAATCGCACGTCTAGAGTTGGAGCTGCTGACCAAGAGCGACATGCTGCGGGAAGCGGCCGAACGGGACCGCGCGAACGAAGAGATCTACCAGGCGGCGCGGGTTCAACTTGAAGAGCAGACCGCCTCGGCGATTGCGGCCATCCACGCCAACACGCTGGCGGGCTACTCCAGCAACTTGGAAAGCGCCGCAAACCTCACCGCGAAGTTCGGCGGCAAACAGAACGCGCTGTACAAGACGCTCTTTGCGGCGTCGAAGGCGTTCGCCATCGCTGAGTCGATCATCAAGATTCAGCAGGGCATCGCGGGGGCCGCGGCGCTGCCGTTCCCGGCCAACATCCCGGCCATCGGCGCTGTCGTGGCGGCCACGTCGGGGATCATCAGCACCATTGCCGGCACGAACTACGGCGGCGGCCGGCTCACCGGTGGACCGGCCGGCGCGGGCAGCATGTACCGGGTGAACGAGTCCGGCGCACCGGAAATGTTTGTGGGCGCTAACGGCCGGCAGTACATGCTGCCCACGCAGGCAGGTAACGTCGTGCCGGCTGACGGCCTTGCCGCCGGCAAAGCCCCGACGATCGTCATTCAGAACCTGGGCACGCCGCATCGGGTCGAGTCGCAGACCTACGACGCAGGCAGCAACACCGCCACCCTGGTTGTGGCCGACATAGTGGACCAGATCACCAGCAACAGCGGCCCGGTGTGGTCTGCCCTCACCAGCTCCAGCAACGTCCAGGGCAGGCTGTAGACTCGCGCCATGGCCGTGCCGTACCCGCTCCACATCCGCACAGTGCTGCGCGCCGGCAAGAGCCGCACGCAGCCGGCCCGGTTCAGCGTCGCCGAGCCGCGCCGTGGGTATGCCTACGTCAAGCCGATCGGGACCGACGTGCCGGTCTTCTG